AAGCGGTCCCAGGAACTCTCGTTTGGTCACCTCCGAGTCGGCCTTGACCCGCTGGGCGTACTCCAGATAAGTGCCGGAGTTCCACCGCGACGGGGTCTCGAAATCGTTCAGATCCCCGATCTGGATGACCTCATCAGGCTGGTATTCCCCGATGAAGGAGATCACGTTCCGGAGCGCCTTACGGTCGTGATAGGGAATCTGCAAGTCGCTGATCACGACCACCCGTCTCATGTGCCCTCCTGCTGACGCTTGAGGAAGTCAATCCGGCGCCGGATGTACCAGGCGGCCTTTTCCAGATCCTCTATGGTCTTGTCGGGGTCTTTCCGGCCGGCCCGCATGAGGTACTTGATTGCGTTGCCCGTGCAGAAATCGAACAGCTCTGTAATGTCGATGACCTCAATGCCGTTGGGTAGCCACGTGTAATGGCTCGGGTGGTTTACGGGGTCGCTCAATCGACCTCCTCATCGATCGGGCTGAGATATCCGACCGAGAGGAACACCTCGTAGCCGCCGTCAGACAGCGGATCGAGGGCCACCGCAATCCGGCCGCCGGCCACGAGGGCCAGACCTTCTTCCTTCTCCAGGGTCAGCGCCAGCTTGCAGATCTGACCCTTGAGTTCGGCCGGGCCTGGAACGCCGTAGCAATCGTCACTGGCGTACAGCCAGGCCTCGTCCTTGAAGATCTGTGCGAGCTTCTCAAGAGGCAGCTCCATTTCAAGTTCGTACCGGCTCACCGGCCCACCACCTTCTCCTTAAGAGCCTCTTCCCCGTGCTGGAGGACGAAAGATGTAACGTCCCCGCCGGTCATCACGACCGGCCTCAGATTCGGGAGCATTTTCCCGAGCCGTTCTGCCATTGCCCGGCCCGCTTCGTCGTCATCCTGGAGGAGTAGCACCTGGGCGTAGTCCTCCAGCAGCCGCAGCCAGACCTTTCTCCACGATGTGGAGCCCGGGAATGCAATAGCCGGGAGGCCGCACTGTTCGGCGATGATGCAATCAAGCTCGCCCTCGGTGATGCAGATCCCGCGTGTCCCCCGCTGCAAGGCCTGAGGGTTGAAAATCCGCGGGGTGTCGCCCGGCATGGTCAGGTACTTCTCGCCATCGCCTCCGAGCCGCCGGTACCGGATGGTCACCGGGCCGTAGGCGGTGAGGTAGGGGATACTGAGCATCCCCTCGTACCGTTCATGCCCCGGTAGAGGGTCGGCGACGACCCCGAGCTGGAATCGGTCGATCGATTCCTCGCCCACCCCCCTGCCCTTGAGATAGGCGACGGCGTCGGGCGTGATGTTTTCGTGGTACCTCTTGGAGGCTCTCTCCAGAAATGCTCTCTGCGAATCCGACGGCACGATTGAAATCGCAGTCCTCCATTTGCATGATCAGCGAGATTGCGTCGCCTTTAAGGCCGCAGGCGTGGCACTTGTAACCGAGGCCGTTAGTGGACGCTGATGCGTTCCGGTCCTCATGGCCAGGAGCGATGCAGTTCAGCTTGACCCATCGCTCGCCGGGATCGATCGGCGGCAGGTTCGCCCCGTAGCGCTCCAGGATCGGCCGTATATCGATCTTCAGCCGCTTTCTCACCGCTAGTTCATCTCTATAATGAGAGAAAATTTTTAGTCATCTGGCGCGTAACGCTCCCCGATGATGCGGACGGCCGGCGGGTCCTCAAGGTAGTCGGCGGCGGCCCGCAGGATCTCAGGATCGTCGCGGGCCGAGGGCAGCAGCCGGCCGTTGCACATACGGCATAGCAGCCCACGGACCACGCCCGTCTTGTGGCAGTGGTCCACCGAGAGCCGCTGCCGGCGGGGCTGGCCGCAGATGGCGCACACGCCGCCCTGGGCCTGGAGGAGTTGGTCATACTCCCCGCGTTTGAGGCCGTAGGTAGCCATCACCCGGCGCTCGTGCGCCCCCTTGGACCGGGATCGCTTGACGCAGCTCGCACACCGCTTAGCTCTCCGAGAGGAAAAAAACCTCTCGGCTCGGTTACGCCCGCACTCCTGACAGCGCCGGTAACCCCGTCTGCTCATATGGCCTGCGCTTGGGGAGTCTGGTGATCGGTGATGAGCATCCGGGCCATGTCGATCTTCAGGGAGACCGTGTACCGCCCGGCTGCGCTGGCGATACCGTTTCGGTTCTTAACGACCGCCACTCCTAGGTTCTCGTTACCCAAAGGGTCGATCTCCCGGTAAAGGTTCAGGACCATTTCCGGAATCTTCCCGATTTTTCCTTTAAGGGCGGATAGCGGCGGAATGGTGATGCCGTCTTCGTATTCGCCGGTCAAGTGCGCCAATACAATGACGCAGGCTCCCGTGGTACGAGCCAGTTCCAGGCAGAACAACAGCGTGTTCTCCATGGCCTTGAACTCGTTACCGCTGCCATCCTCGGCATCGACATTCAGCAAGTTGTCGATGATGAGGATTTCCGGGTACGCGCCAAGATAGGCGTAAGCCTCTACCGACTCTTCGATATCTGAAAGAGTCGGTCCGGCGTTGAAGTCCCAAAAGATCCTGGAGTATTGCGCGGTGATGTCATCAAAGGTGTGGCCCCGTTCGAGCGCCGCCTGAACCTCGCCGATATCCCGGCCGGTGGCCAGGGAGACCATACGCGCAAGCTGCGTGCCCGGCCCGGAGTCGGCGCTGAAGTAGAGCACCGACGCCCCGGTGCGCATCGCCAGGTTGAGTGCCAGGGCTGACTTGCCGACTGCCGGTCCCGAGCCGATGACCACGAGCTGACCGCGCCTGAAGACGGCCGTAGCGTTATTCAGAGTCTTCCAAACTGTCCGCAGGGGTGTGCCGCTGCTTTGAGACCGCCGGGCCGCATTTGAGATGCCGGCCAGCCCCACTAGGCATCATCCTCCTCAAGCCTGCTGACCTGTCTCCGCCAGCCGGCGAGGACTCGATCGGACGGCGTTTCGCTCTTCATTTCCCTCCTCAAACAGGAGGGCCCGGCCGGGCTGGCCGGGCCCTCTCCGTAGGTGTCAGCCGAGGGTCAGCCGAGGATGAACAGGAGCGCGGCGAACGCCCCTAGGCCGATGAGCATCAAGCCCATGGCCATGCACGAGTAATCCTCGCCTCTCACTGTGTCACCTCCCGGCAGTGCCTCTTGACGAGGCAGGTGTGGCAGTTGTCCTCGGACGGGTTAGGAAGAAAGATCTTTTGCTCGATGCCTCGCGCTAGCTGGTGGTACCAGTCGGCAACGTCCTCGCGCTGGAAACGGCGAAGGTCGACCACCAGAGGCCTGTTGTCCCTGCACATCCAGTACCGGCCGTACTCCACCTGTTGGCCGGTCAGGGACTCGATGGCGATTTTGTAGGTGGCGAGCTGGTAGTTACCGGCTGGGGTTTTCCGGCCGGTCTTCCAGTCCTCTGGGAAGAGACGCCCTGTGGAGCGTTCCTCCATGATGGCGTCGATGTACCCAGTGACTTCCACGCCGTCAAAGTCCAGCATGAAGCCGACTTCCACGGCCGGCTCGCCTGGGATGAGCGAGGTGGGCCGGATATCAGAGTCCTGCGGGTTGGCAAGGATGTAACCCCGGACCTGATCAAGGCCCTGCTCTCTGCGTACCCTCAGGTCGGTTGAGCGCAAGCGCTTGCCTGATGGTATCCAGTCGGACTCTTCTGGATGGTCTTCAAGCTTCTTTGTTACCTCGGACTCCCACGCCTCATAGAACGTCTGCTCTACGTCCTTGAGGCTCATCTGACGGTGGGATCTCTCATAGGCTTCGAGAGCCTTATGCACCGCGCTGCCCTGGACGAACCAGGCCGCGGTCAGCTGTGGCACTTTGTCGATGCGGGCCAGTTTGTAAGACAGCCCGCATTTGGCGTAGTCCTGGATTTGGGAGACTGAGAGCGGCTTACTCACCGGCCACCTTAGACCACCAGAACGAGATGTAGAGGTTCTCGTTGCCTGGGTCTTCGGGGTGCATCACCCAGGAGAGCGCCGCGCCCTCCGGCAAGCCCTTGATGACCTCTGCGAGGCGACCGACCGGAACTCCCCTCGGGGCCCTGAGCTGGTACAGGGTCCCATCCCAGTACTCCTGTGATGCGAGCTGGCCGCCCCACTCGTAGTCGGTGACCTCCACCGCGCTGACAGGGCTCAGGGGGTCCTCAGGACCAAAAAATCTGACGGACAAACCTGCTCCTTGCCTACCACTAAGCAATCTCTAATACAGAGCGATAAAGGACCGGAGAGGCGCCATTGCCTCTCCGGCTCTACTCGTCGGAGAAGAGGTTGGGGTACTTCTGGAGCGCGCGCTCCAGGACCATCTTCAAGTGCCAGTTCTCCGGGTCGGCGGGCTTGGTGTAGAAGCCGCCGCGGTGGGAAAAGTCGCTAGGTGGGGCCTCCCTGTCGTAGTCCACGTCGAGCCCCTGATCCAGGAGCTTCCTAGCCCACCGGATAGCAGTGGCGACATCGAACCTGTGCGGGGGCTGCCCGTCAGCGACGGCAGCCAGCGTGCGCAGGTACTTAGCGGGCGGGGACGCGCTGTGACCCGTAGCCACACGCCAGGGGATAGCCCACTTACGTCGGACCCATTTGTTACGGGTAAGTCCGTAACGCCTGGCAGCCTGGTAGACCCCAGAGGCCGTCAGTCCTACCATCTGCCCGATCTCTTCGTAGGTGAGCTTCTCAACGAAGAGAAGCCGACGCAGCTCGTCCTTTTCTATGGCTGGAGGCCGCAATGTTCACTCCTTCTGCGCTCCTTCTGTGCTCCTTCTGCGCTCCTTGCGCTCGTGGCACCGGCTACAGCGTAACGTACCGCTGGACCATCGCTAGGTCACCTAGGCTTCACTGGCCAGCGGCTGAAGGCCCCTCTACCCTATAAGCATTAATCAAACATCCTGGTCCCAGGGCTCCGGGCTCACCGGCCGACCCCCTCCCCGGGACCATGGTGTGACCAACATCACACCCTCTGACTGTGACGGAACCGGCCTCCGTCACACATCTAGTATTAAGCCGGGACACCCTCACGGGGGAGGGGGGTAAGGGG